CTTGAAAGGCTTTTACATGTATGTTAAGTTTGAGAATATTAAATTCAAAAACATTCTAAGTTATGGTAATGATGAAACGGTTGTTGAATTTGAAACAGGAATGACTTTAATTTCTGCTCGTTCTGGTTCTGGCAAATCTACACTTATTGACGCATTATCTTTTTGTTTGTATGGGAAACCTTATCGCAAAATAAAGATAAACGATTTGATTAACCGTAGAAACAAAAAGAAACTGTATACAGAATGTAATTTCGTAATTGGTGAAGATAGATATAAGATTATCAGAACTCTTCTACCCAATACAATTGAAATATACAAAAATGATGTTTCTTCGGAGAAGCTATCATCTAAGAAATTAAACCAAGAAGAAATTAACAAGATTATTGGCATTGACCACAATCTGTTTCGTCAAATTATCGCATTGTCAATCAATTATAATAAAGGTTATTTGGCTTTGGAAGCTGCTGAAAAAAGAGATATTATTGAATCAATCTTTAACATAAAAGTATTTGCTGAGATGCTAAAGAAACTGAAGAATAATAATGCTACATTGAAAGTTCAAAGTCAATTAAGTTTGAGTCAAATATCAATTTTAGAATCAACAATTAAAACATTGAAGACTCAGATTGATAATATTGAACGAACAAGGCTTACTTTTGATACAGATAAAGAAAACTCATTAGAAAGACTTAATGCAGAATTCAATAAAAAAGAAATTGAATACAAACAACTTCTAGAAGAAAACAAAACATATAAAGCTAATCTAATAGAATTAAATTCAAAACTATCTACAGTTGATTTTCAAAGTGAAGTGTCGGAAGTTAATTCTATAATGAAATTTGCTGAGAAACAATATAATGATTCAACAAAACAAATAGAATTGCTTGAATTGAATACCACATGTCCGTTCTGTAATTCCGATTTGACCGAAGAACATAAACAGACAGAATTGATTAGACTCCAAAATGATATTGACAAAGCTAAGAAGGATGCTTCGGATGCCAAGGAACGTAGAAGCTCCCTCAGTCAATTATACACCATTAACGAGGGCATTAGAAAGGCCATATCAACTACCGAAACCTCTGTAGATAAGAACAAAACTAAGATGAGTTATATTAAAACGGATGTCAAGAGAATTGTTCATGAGATAGAGGTAGAGACAAACAAAGAATTCAATTTTGATGATTCTCAATTGAAAGAAGATTTTGAAAATAGGAAAGAATCTTACAAACAACAATTCCAAGAATATACAACTGTCCAAGAAGACTTGAAGTATAATGATTTTGCTGTTAATATTCTATCAGACCAAGGCATTAAATCATTCTTCTTTAGAAAATTAGTTCCTATCTTGAATCTAAAAATTAACCACTTTCTGGATATCTTTGAACTACCAGTCAATATAAATTTTAATGAAGTGATGGAAGAACATATTACAAACATTGGTGGAAAAGAAGACCTTCCATATATGTCATTCTCGGAAGGTGAAAAGAAACGTATTGATATAGCTATTATGCTTTCCTTTATAGACACCACAAAAACAATCTCAAATTGGAATTGTAACTTGTTGATGTTTGATGAAATTCTTGATACTTCTATTGATTCAGAAGGACTTGATAAGATAATGGGAGCTATCAAACAAATGACTATAGATGATAGCAAGTTGTGTAGCTACATCATAAGTCACAGAGATAATGACCATGAAAACTACAATAGAAAGATGATTGTTAAAAAAGTTGGAGGCTTCTCAACAATTGGTTAACGAAAAACGGAATGTTTAACAATATTCCGTTTTCTAATTACACTTTTTATTTTTACAATGTTATAATAATAGAAAGAGGTAACACCAATGGCTCCAAAAAAGAAGGGTTATTTAGACAATACCAAGTTCTATAACCTAATAGTAGAAAAAAGACAGTTGGTGAGTTATATCGCAGAGAACGAAGACAACTCAATCCAGTCAAAAAGATTGAATAGAGTTAATAATGAGATAGGTTTGAAACTGATTAAGATTGCTAATGGAATGGCTAAACGACCAAACTTCACAAACTACCCAGCAGACCAAATGACAGATATGCTTAGTGATGCTATTTTTAATATGGCTAAAGCAATAGATGGTTATGATATCTCAAGAACAAATCCATTTGCGTATTTCTCACAAATCACTTGGAATAGCTTTATTGCCGCTATCCAAGGAATGAAGAAGAGAATCAAGACAACTATAAATGTAGAATTTCTTGATAATTTTGATAGCATAGATAATAATATGACAGGAAGCGATGAATGAACGTAACAACTGTAGAAGTTAAGAATCTAATAATTGATGATGTAACATGGGTTTTTTATTTAGCGAGATATAATGCGCATCAAGCAATTGGGGGCGAGCCAACAGACGAAGCAATTCACGAATATTGTGACCGATATGCTCTGAATATGCTTGGGATGATTAAGGACGGCATTTATGATAATAAATCATACACAATGCCTCAAGAAGAACGTTCGTATGAATACCAATACTCAAGAAAAGTTCAAGAATTAAATGATATGAGAGATGGTAAAAAACTCATGACAGTCTTACAAAAGAAAGCTTTCATGTACGATGGGTCTTCTGATTTTATAACTCGGTTTGAAAATTGGAAACTTGAGAATAATCTAATTGAACATGAAGTAAGTGTAAAATTCGTTTAAGGATAAAATGAATAAGGTAGCAATAATTTCAGACACGCATTGGGGTATTAGGAAGGGAAATGAAATCTTCCTTAATTCTCAAATGCGTTTCTTCCGTGAACAATTAATTCCGGAGTTGAAGCAAAAAGGAATCACTACAATTCTTCATCTTGGTGATTTCTTCGATAACCGAGTTCATATCAATTCTAAAATATTGAATGCTGTTATTGAACTTCTCGAAAAAGATTTGAAAAATTTCCAAATTCACATTCTTGTTGGAAATCACGATTCCTATTTTGAATCAACTATTGAAATAAATTCTGTTGAACCACTATCGCTTCTTCCAAATGTCCATATTGTAAAAAAGATTGATATTTACAATATTCTCGGAACTGATATAACATTGGTTCCTTGGGTAACTAAACATGAAGAAGCCGAAAAGATTCTAAATTCTCTCCCAAAAACAAAAGTGTGTATGGGTCACCTTGAACTAACATCTTTTGATATGTTTAGAAACAAAGTTTGCGAACACGGAATGCCTTTTCAAATCTTTGCTGAGAATTACGAATTGACGTTCTCTGGACATTTTCATACAAGGTCAGAGAAACAATTTCCTAATGGTAACAAAATTATCTATATGGGAAATCCTTATCATCTAACAAGAAATGATATTGGAGATGAGCGCGGATATTGTGTTCTTGATTTAGATACAAACAAATATGAGTATGTTAATAACACAGTCTCTTTGAAATATATTACAACAACATACCCAAAGAGATTGACAAAAGAAGATGTAGCTGGTAATAATGTAGATGTCTATGTTGATTTTCAAAGCGCATCTGAGGAAGACATACATACTTATATCAAAGAGATTGAATCGTTTGGACCAGCATTTTTACCAGTCCAAATCAAGTCAATCAATAACGTTTCGTATACAACATCTGCGGATATTGAAATTGGAACAGTTACGGATTTGATGAATGAATATATACAAGCCCTACCAATAGATAATAAAAATAGAATGATAAATTTGTTGATGTCGCTTTATGATGAATGTGTAAAGGAATGCTGAAATGGAAATTATTACAGAACAAAATTTTAAAACAAAGATAGCTGAAGGTGTTGTGATTGTTGATTTTTTCGCTGAGTGGTGTGGCCCCTGTAAGCAATTAGCACCGTTTCTTGAAAAAAAGCAGAATGAATATCCGGATGTTAAGATTTATAAAGTAGATACAGAAGATTGTCAAATGCTGACAAATCTCTATCAAGTTAGAGCACTACCAACAGTCATTATTTTCAAAAACGGAAAAGAAGAAGAACGACTGGTTGGATTTTCAGCTCAAGCCATAGATAACACAATAAGAAAGGTTGTCAATGGGTAATACAAATCGCAGTTTGGTTTATGGGGCTGGTATAAATGATTACGTTGGATACATTAGTGTTCACGGAGTTCCACTAAAATCATACAAAAAGTGGGGACGAATTTTAGAAAGATGTTATGATACAAAATACAAAACTAAGAATCCAAGTTATAACGATGTAGTAATATGTGATGAATGGATTAAGTTTTCAAATTTCAAAGAATGGTTTGACAAAAATTATGTGGACGGATACGAAATAGATAAAGATATTTTGGTCCAAGGAAATAAAGTTTACTCTCCAGATACATGCTGCTTCGTTCCAAGAAGAATCAATACACTTTTATTGAATAAACAGAGAACCAATACAAGTGGGGTAATTGGAGTATACGAAGAAAAAAATGGAAGTTATTCTGCAAGTTGTCAAATGGGAGTTGGTAGTAGACATATTGGTTATTTCAAAACTCTAGAAGATGCATCTGCAGCATATGTAAAAGCTAAATCTAAATATGCTACGAAAGTTGTTACAGAATATTATAATAATGGTTTGATAAGTGAGCGAGTAAGAGACGCAATTATTAACAGAGATTGGAGTAGATAATGCATACCTCAACATTTGAACAGTTCAAGCAATCGATAGATGATATTGCAGGAATACAAAAAGCGCAGAATATGATACCTGTTAAAAAAAGTGTTCTTTTAAGTTTCGTATCAGACTCGAGCGGATGTGGATTTATAAGAAATATTTTCCCCATTTCATATCTAAATGCTGTTTATGGAAAGAATGCTGACATTGTTCCTATTATCACTCCAATTTTCGTTTGGCAGCACGACATTCTTCTTAGGACAAAGGCTATCTATTTCCAGAGACAAATGAGTCCAGAGCAGTTAAAAGCTGTTAGACAATACAAGGAACATCAGAAGCAATATCATTACAAGATGGTTTGGGATATTGATGATTTTATTTGGGGAGCAAACGAGCAGCAAGGTGGAACAACTGAAGACGGTGTTCCTACATATAATTTTGGATGGAAAGGAATTCTTCCAGAAATTAAGGAAGCGTCTATTGAAATTATCAAGTTGATGGATTTGATAACAGTTTCTACAGAATATTTGAAGTGGTATCTTGAAAACGTTAAAGGAATCACAGTTCCTATCAAGGTTGTTCCAAATTGTATTCCGAAGTATCTTTGGGGTAACAAGCGTAAGCGTCCTATAACAAAAGATATTGTTAAGCCACGAGTAATTTACACAGGTTCTCCAACTCACTACAACAATCCAGAAAAGCTTGTAGGTGATTTTGGAAATGCTTGGAAGGATTGGGTTATTAAGGCTGTCAATGAAAATAAGATTGATTTCGTATGTATGGGTGGATTACCATTCTTCTTTGAATCTATTAAAGACAAGATTAAAGTTGTTGATTGGGTTAACTCGTTCCAATATCATCATGCTGTAAAAGATATCAATGCTGATTTTGGTATTATGCCGCTTGTTCCTAACAACTTCAATTACTCTAAGTCTGACATTAAGGCTATTGAACTTTATTCTTGTGGTGTTGCTTGTATTGGAACTACATTCGTAAACGGAAAACCATCACCATACGACAACAATCCTCTAACTCTACCAAACACATGTTCTGTTTCGGATATTGAGAAGATGTTTGAAAAGTATTCAAAGGTAGATAATTATAATAAGATTCTCGAAACCCAATATTCTAAAATGGTTAGAGAGCATCGTTACCTTGAAGACCCTGCGTATGTTAAGCTTTTGGTAGAATCTTACTTTATCTAAGGAAATAAAATGGCTAAGAAAAAAGAAAAATATGTTCCGATTGTTCTGTGTGGTTCATTCTTTGATATTGATGATGTGAAAGAAGCATTTTCTCTAAAAGATGAAGTTTGTGTTGAAGATGTGACTGAGCATTTTCGCAACTTCTTCAATGGAGTTGATTTTAATGCTTATCCAGAATTCATGAAGAATATGGTGCTTGTTCATTCTGACAAAATTCTTTACGAAGACAAGGATGAGATTAAAGGGTATTATGTAGGTATTCCATTTTTTGATGTTCCTGAACACTTCTCAATCAAGAAAGTGTGCTTGGATGTTCGGAATTTATTTGTGAATACTGGGTTTATTTCAGACGATATTGACGCAGGATTTGTCAAAGTGTTTGCTAAGATATTAAGAGTAGAAGAATAAAACACGAAAAGGCTCAAATCAAAAGTTTGGGCCTTTTTTTACACTTTCATTTTTCCCTATGTTAAAATAAGATTAGAGGAATCTTATGACTGACATCAAATTATTAAAAGGAGATTGTGTTGAACTTCTCCCAACATTAGAATCAAAATCAATAGATTGTATAATTACGGACCTACCATATCAAATGACTGACTGCGTTTGGGATGCCGTCGTTCCATTTGATTTTATGTGGAGTGAGTTCAAACGATTGGTCAAACCAAAAGGAGCAATGGTTTTTACTTGCTCTCAACCATTCACAACACTTCTGGTCAATAGCAACATGAAACAATTCAAACATGAATGGATTTGGGAAAAGCATCAAGGAACAAATCCAATGGCGGCTTCGTATGCTCCAATGAAATGTCACGAATCAGTTGTTGTGTTTTGTGATGGTTCTCCGAATTATTATCCCCAAATGGAAAAAGGAACACCTTACTCTGGATTCAAAGGTGAAAAAGGAATTGGTGAAATCTACGGAGATAATTTGAAATCTGAACATAGAGACAATCCAGAAGGAAGTAGATACCCAAGGTCTGTTCAATATTTCAAAGGAGAAAAAGGTTTACATCCAACTCAAAAACCAGTAGCTTTGATGGAGTATCTGGTTAGAACATATTCAAAAGAAAATGATGTTGTTCTGGATATTACAATGGGAAGTGGAACAACTGGAATAGCTTGTTTTAATGTCGATAGAAATTTTGTTGGGATTGAACGAGATGAAGAATATTACAAAGTTTGTGTTGAGAGACTGGAAGAAGCTAAGAAGACAAAGAAAGAAATAGAAAGAAAAAGCAGTGGACTGCGGAGGTTTGTGAAATGAGTTTTTTCAGAAACTTGTTTGGAATTGAAAAGAAAAAGGAAATAGATTATTTGGAGTGGGAATCTTGGGGAGAAATATCATCAGACGACAAATCTCATCCAATTTTTTATAACAGACCAGTAAAATTGCGAGGGAAACTAATAATGAAATGGTATGATTTTATTCCATATTCAATAACTCATAAAAATTCAGATGGTGGAAGTACACACTCATCAATAATGGTTGAATTTTTGGTAAATGGGAGAAGTATTCCAGCAAGAGGAACGTTTGATTTAAATAATGTTGGTGAAGGTGTTTCTGTGGATAAATATTTTGGTTTTTAAATGAAAATAACATTAACAATTAAAGTGTATCCATATTGTATTTCTTTCAACGAACTTGGATATTCTCTAATTCCTAAAAAATCAGAATGGGTTTTAAAATGGAATAATTCTCTTTTGGATTATTTTGAAGATGATATGATAGATGAAACATTTACAAGAAGAAAGTATTTCAAAATGATGAAAGAATATTACGCAATATTTGAAAGAATGAAGAAATGATACATATTGGACTGAAAATATCAAAAACAAGTATGGGAACGGAATTCAAATTTGATGAACGTTTTGGGAGCAACACTCTACATTTTTGGGATAATATGGTTGACTATCGTTCGTGGAGTGCTAATACTAACGTGGCATTTGAAATGTCTTTATATGAACCAGCCTATATTCCGAAAAATTTAAGAGAACTCACCAAAATTAGAGATGCGTATGTTAAGAAATGCGGAAAAGTAAAAAGGAAGTTGTTGAGAATGTCAGATGTTCCGTGGGTAGATTTCATATGAAAATAATATTAACAATAAACAAATCTAATTTGTGGACATCGATACATTTAACCAATTCTATAATTCGTTACTTTTCAATAACTCATGAAAACAGATATTCATTTAACCATGAGTTGTCTAATTCAGATGATGTTTATAAACAATACCCAATTACATATAATTTAAGAAAAGCTTTCAAACGTTATTTTGAATTTGAAACGTGCTGGAGAAAATATTTACATGAAGATTGAATTGAAGATGAGAGTTCCATCCAAAGAATTTCCTGATGACATTCTAATTGAATTTGAATCTTTTTATTACTTTCATTTTGAGACTATGTTGGAAGCATTTCCTAATTCAAATCTACCCGCTGGGTTTACATTTTACACTTGTTTGGATGTTTCTATTCCAAGACGAGAGTTATTCAAATCTCTATCTAACTATAGTAAGAGCGTATCAACCTTATCAAAGATGTTTTCGAGATATGAACATAAATAGTTTGGATGACTCTCTGTTTAAGAATCACATCAAATTATTGGGCTTGTTCTGACAACGAATATTTGTTTGAATTTTCTCAATCAATATCAAAGTATTCAGACCAAATAGTAATTGACCATTGGTATGCTGATGAAACGAATGGATTTGATTCGTATGTAAAAGAGATACGAAAGATAAATCATGAAGTTGGTGTTTAAGATTAGTATTGAAAAGAAATGGATAAATGTTGGTCCTTTGATGGTTTATGAGAATGGATTTTCTTTGAGTTTGGCAAGAATTAAAGATACATTAAATATAAAAAGATTCAAAAAATGTTTGAATAGAAATTGGGAGTGGTAAATACAGATAGATGAAGTCTTTTAGAATTGAAATAAAGCCTAACAAGAAACAACTAAAACTAATTCAACAGAGTTGCGATGTTTCTCGTTTTGCCTACAACTGGATGCTTGGAATCAAAGTAGGTGAACGCGCCGCACTTGAATCATTAGCAAAAATGTGGGACTTGGACAAGGTTCCTAACATACATGGAAGCTCGATAGATTGGCACAAAGAATGGTGTCAGTTCAAGAAAGATAAGAAGTGGATAACTGACGTTTCTAAATGTTGTGGACAAAACGCATTAAGAGATTTGGAACTATCTTTCAAGAAATTCTTTTCAACCAAATCTAAACATCCCAAATTCAAGAAAAAAGGACAATATGATTCTTTTCGTGTAGATTGTCACGTTTTCATTGACTATAACAAGGTTCAGATTCCTGGAATAGGCAAAATCAAACTAAAAGAATGTGGTTACGCTACCAACCAGAGAATCCAACTTTCTTCCGCCACAATTTCTAGAGATGTGGACCGCTGGTTTGTATCTTTCTTCATAAAAGGTTTACAAACAATTCCAACTCTTCCTGACTTAAAAACAATAACTGAGAAAGAAATAGTTGGTATAGACTTGGGGATAAAAGAACTGGCTGTTACTTCTGACGGACAAACTTTTGAAAATCCTAAATCCTACAAAAGATATCTTAAAAGACTGAAACGCTACCAAAGAAGAGTTTCGAGAAAACAGAAAGGTTCTAACTCAAGAAAGAAATCGGTTCAAAAATTAGGAAGACTTCATAGAAAGATAAGGAACATTCGCAAGGATGCTTCTAATAAACTAACTACTTCAGTGGTGAAAACCAAACCAAAACTGGTAGTTATCGAAACTCTAAAACCAAAAAACATGATGAAAAACCACAACTTGGCCGGAAGTATCTCGGATGCTTCCTTTGGAGAAATCAAAAGACAATTTGAATACAAAACTTTGTGGAATGGAATTCACTTAGTCAAAGCTCCTCAGTTCTACGCAAGTTCTAAATTCTGCTCTGGTTGTGGAGCAAAGAAGACCGATTTGAACCTCTCAGATAGAGACTGGAAATGCCCAAATTGTGGAGTAGAACATGATAGAGATTTCAATGCTGCTCAAAATTTAAAGTTCTTTGGTTTGTGGTTATTAGGAATAGAAAATACCGTGAGTTACACGGGAATTAACGCTGGTGGAGATGAAAGGTTACAGTTCTTCCGAGAACAGTGCTCGTCGATGAAATCGGAAATTTTGATTCAATATAACGGAGTGGTAGAAATATGAACGAACAAATTTTACAAACGTATTTGAGAAATGCTGATATTATTTTAGCTGAAACAGGAACGTATGATGATTTTGTTGATTTGAAAAACAATCCGACAGAAGAAAACTTTGTTCTCATTTTTATGCTTGGGTATTTTGCCGCAAATCAATACTATACAAATAAAGTTAAAGATTTATTGAAAGAGAGAAAGTTGGAATTCAAACTTTCTGAAATTCACAATATTATAAAAGAGGTCTCCGGAAAGCCGCTTCAATGAAACTTAAATATGATGAAAACTGGCTATTCAAATCAGAACTTGGATTTGGAACATACATCCACATAGTAAAAGACAATGTTCTCGTCTCTAATAGAATAGCTCATGTTAAAACAAAAACATATAGACTAACTCTAAAAAGAATCAACCATCTCAAAATCTATTTCTATAAATTTGATTGTAGCTTATGTTACGATGATGTTGATAATGTTTCAATAACCACAGAAGAATTAAACTCAACAATTTCAGAAGTTTTGAAACTATTTGTTGATGAATTAGATACTAACTCAGTTGTTTCATTTGTATCAGAACTTACAGATAAAGAATCAATTAAATTGTATGAATATCTGGTAAAATCTAATAATTATCTGTCTCTATCAACAAAAGATTTCTCAAAATTAAACATACCAACAGACAATAAGTATAAATTCTTTGGGTTGTCTAAAAATAAAAACATCATGAAAGAGCTGACTAAAATCAAAATTACAAATCAACAATCATTCCTTTCTAAAATCATGAATTTGTTTAGAAAGCAACCACGATAAATACTACTATACAGAAAGACTTATATGAGCTTAAAAGAACAATACAGAACCTTGCTAAACAGGAATAGCAGGGTTCTTAATATTTCACACCTTGACCTTGACGGTGCCGCCGCTTCGATAGTTGTAGCAAATGTTTTTAACAATGTAAAATACAGATATTTTCGTTACGATGAAGTAGACCAATTTCTAAAAAACACAGACCTTTCTGAATTTGATGTCATCCTTCTCACAGACATATCACCAAATGATTCTTTACTTTTAGAAGAGATTCCAAATTCATTCCTACTTGACCATCACGATTCAGCTTTATGTCAACACAATCCTGAGAATAATAGAATTGTTAAAACTGGAAAATCCGCAGCACTTCTATGTAAAGAGTTTTTTGAATCGCTTTATAATATTGACCTATCATACCTAAATGATTTTTGTTATGTTGTTAATGATTATGATATGTGGGTGAATGATGATAACCGTGGTTGGTGTCTAAACGAACTACATTTCAAATATTGGTCAGATGTTTTTCGCAATAGATTCATCGACGGAAGTATCACATTCAATGAAGATGAATTGAATTTTATCAAAGAACGCCGGAAGAAATACACAACTAATTTCAAAGCATTAGAAATATTTGAACTTGAAACAATCAAGGGTGTATTTGTAATGGCTAATGAATTCGTAAATGATATTTGTTCAGACCTTCTAAAATCTGGTGAAGAAATAGTCATCTGTATGAATCCAAGAAATAAAAATTGTTCAATCAGAATAGCAGACAACGGAATTCATATTGGACACATCTTGAAAGAATTGGATTTTGGTGGAGGTCATAAGCAAGCAGGTGGTATCCGTGAGCAAGACCCAATAAAATTCAAAGAAAAAGTAGACATTCTTGAAAGTCTGCTGTATAATAGATTTGCGGCCATCAGAAGGAAGTAATTTGTTCAAAAATATATACTATGATTCCTATAAAAACAAAATTCATCTTTGGGAAATTGTTGATGGAAAACATAAATACGAAACATTTGACCATGAGATTGAATATTACATAGAAGATAAAACCCGTAAAAGCCAAACGACCGATATTTACGGAACTCCTGTTATAAAGAAAATAGCAGAGTCTACAAAATCTCTTAGAGAGCTTAGGAAAATGACTAAGCTTTACGAATCGGATGTGTCAGAAGAAGTCAAATTTCTACAAAAGAGATATGGCGATTCTGAAGAACGTGTCGACCCAACACAATATAATGTTTGTGTCATTGATATTGAGGTCGCCTCCGGTTGTAAACATTCAAAGTCCCATGAAATAAAAATACGAAAAGATAATAAAACTCAATTAGTATTTTTAGCTGATTTTGAATTAGAAAAAACTGAAGATTATGAAGTTTGGGATGAAGAGATAAAGAAGTGGACATCTTTTCAAAAGAGTTGTTATTTTGAAACTTCCGAATTTCCAAAACCAGAACTTGCCAAATATCCAATCAATCTAATTACTCTAAACTTCGTGAACAAAGGAAAAATATATACCTTTGGTTCTGACCCATATACAGGAAATTCTCCACTTGTTCAGAACTATTATCATGATAAGAATGAAAAACAATTATTGGAAAAGTTTGTTCAATTTTGGAGAAGAAGTAAGGTAGATATTGCTGTAGCTTACAATGCTCCCTTTGACTTTGGATATATTCTAAAGAGATGTGAAAATTTGGGAATCGATCCAAATCTTCTTTCTCCTGTTAATAGAGTTGAATATAAGAATCCAAAACGAATCAAAATCCACGGAATCACAATCCTGGATTATATCGATTTGTATAAAAAGTTTTCATTCACACCTCAACCAAGCTACAAATTAGAAAACGTAGCAATGGCGGAAATTAAAGAAGGTAAAACAAAATACGAAGGAAATATATTCACAATTTGGCAAACTGATTGGAATCTCTTCGTTGAGTATAACATTCAAGATACAATACTTGTTGAAAAAATGGATAAGAAGAGAAAGTTTGTAAACCTCGCTATTAAGTTGGCTACAGACAATCTCGTTTCGGTTGATAAATGTATGACAACTACAGCTATTGTTGATGGGTTCGTTATGAAAGCATTACACAAGCGAAACCAAATTATGCCAGATAAGAAAGGTGTTTTTGATTTTGGATATGATGAAGATGAGGATGAAGACGAACTAGAAGGTGCGTATGTCGAAGCACATCCCGGTTTTTATAACTGGTTAATGTCTTTTGACGTAGAGTCTCTATATCCTCATATGATTATGATGTATAATATCAGTCCAGAGACAAAGTTGTCTTCTGAAGATATTAAGAACATGGACCCTTCTGAATATATCAAGACTCCGGTTGATGGTGTGTATTTTCTAAAGAATAAATTGGGAATTATTCCGGAACTGGTTGAAATAATATTTAAAGAGCGAAAGCATTTTAAGGCTCTTAAAGAACAAGCCGAAAAAGATAAAAATTGGGAAGATTATGAATATTATGATGGAATGCAGCACAATAGGAAGATACTTATAAATTCGTATTATGGATATCTATCCCGGCAAGGTTCTCACTTCTATGATATTGAAAATGCTTCGGTTGTGACGGCTGGTGGACGAGAGTTAATTCAATTTTTATCAAACAATTGTAGTGATTATTTGAAAAATTATTTGCCATCACGAGTAAATAAATATTATGATTCGGCAATTATTGATAGTTCTAAAGTTTCAAAAATATCCACAAAAGTGTGTGACACTGATAGTTTATATTTAGATATTTCTCAATATTACACACAAATCAATCATGGAATGTCATTTATTGATTTTGCTAATGATTTTGACCATCGTATTTTGACACCATTCTTTAATAAGTTGGTTGATATTTATTGTGACAAATATAACATCCCAAATAAAATCAACTTCAAGAGAGAAAAGATTATTACCAAGATGTTCGTTCAGGTTAAGAAGAAATATGTTTGCCAGATTATTGCTAATGAAGGTGAAGTTTACGATAAGCCGAAGATTAAGATTACTGGTTTAGAAACAAAGAAATCTGACTTGCCAGGATTCTGTAAAAAAGGATTGAACGAACTAATTGATGTAATGTTTGATGGAGAAAGACCTGACGAAGAAAGAATGGTTGAGATAGTTCGTAAGTATCAAAAGATTCATAAAAATTCTCCAATTGAAGAAATAGCAATTCCTAAAGGTGTGAAAGACTATAAGAAATATGCTATTGACTTTAGTAAAGGAATGATTTACTTACCGTCTACACCAATTCACAACCGAGCAAGTATCAATCATAACTATATGGTTCAGAAATATAAACTTCCATATAGAGAGATTGACGATGGCGCTAAGGTGAAATATTTGTTTGTGAACCAGACAAACGAACTTCATCAAAATGTAATTGCTTTTGATGATGAATGGCCTGATTTGTTTGATAAGAAGTTCACAGTAGATAGGGATACTCTGTTCACAAAAACGTTCTTAGATATCAGCCAGAGAATGTTCGACGCTCTTGGGTTCAGAAAAATCTCCCTAAAAGAGAATAAGATGGGTAATTTTTTGAAGAAGAATTGAGTTTTCAGCTTCCTAAATATTTCAAAGCCAGAAGGTGACTTTTGGCTTTTCCAATGTTAAAATAAGATAAGAAGGAAAGAAACACACATGGCAAAAGATAAAATGGCACTAAGAGATAAGTTTATTAAAAATACCAAACTAAAGCATACAAAGCCTCTAAATAGTTCAATTCTCACTGAAGAGATGGAACCAATTGTTACAGATGTTCCTGCTTTGAATATTGCGTTTTCTGGAAAGATTGATGGAGGACTAATTCCTGGATTCAACCAGATTGTTGGACCATCAAAACACTTCAAGACATCATTTGGTCTTGTAACGGTTGCAGCATTCTTGAAACAATTTGATGATGGAATTGTTCTGTTCTATGACTCAGAATTTGGCGCAAGTATGAAATATTTCGACCAGTTCGGAATCACTGAAGAACTGCGTGAGCGAATTGTTCATATTCCATTTCAGAATCTTGAAGAATTGAAGTTTGATTTGATTGGTCAATTAGATGAAATTGAACGTGGTGAACATGTTATGATTTTCGTTGACTCTATTGGTCTTTCAGCTTCTAAGAAAGAAGTTGATGATGCGTTGGCTGAAAAGTCATCTGCTGATATGACAAGAGCAAAACAACTTTCTTCAATCTCGAGAATCATTACCCCAATTCTAACAATCAAAAAGATTTATTGTTTAGTAATAAATCACATCTACATGACTCAAGAAATGTTTTCAAAAGCTGTAGTGTCCGGTGGTGAAAAATTGACTTTGGCATCAAATGGAATTCTACTTATTGGTCGTTCAAAGGAAAAGGATTCTGATAATGAACTGAGTGGATATACTTTTACAATCAAGATTATGAAGTCTCGTATTGTAAAAGAAGAAACAAAAGTTCCAGTTACAGTTACTTGGACTGGTGGTATTCATAAGTGGTCTGGTTTGATGGACATTGCGGCTGCTTTGGAAATTATTGAAGAGACTAAGATTAGTCGTTCAAAGGCATACAAGTTTGTAACCAAATCGGGAAAAGAGTTGATTGTCAAGGCTTCTGAGTTGGATGTTAATGACGAATTTTGGGAAGCAGTCATTAAGGAATCGGACTTCAAACGCATGATAGAACAAGTTTATATCTCAGGTGGAAGTGGAGCAAAAGTAGAACAGCTAATGGCAGACGAATAAAAAGATGGGGGACTTTAGGTCCCCTTTTTGTTTTCCCAATGTTATAATAAAGATAGAGGTAGTAATGAGCGACGAACTTGACCCTACATTTTATGAAAAATTACTCATCAAATACATGTTCATGGACAAAGAGGTTCGGGAAAAACTTATCCCATATCTTACAGTAGATGTGTTTGATGATAGTGCTTGTATTGATATTGTTAAACTTATCCAAAAACACATGGAAGAATATCAAAAGTTTCCATCCGCAAAACAATTGAAATTAGTAATGGATGGGTCTACTTGGAATGAACTTGTAGATATTAGCAACATAGACACAAGTGAATATGACAAAGATTTTATTCTTGACCAATTAGAAGAATTCTTTAGAAACAAATTAGCAAATGAAGTCATCTTAGAAGCCAGAGATGGTTTGGTTAATGATGATAGAGCTAAGTTGAATGCTGCTCCAGATAAACTCAGAGAAGCATTAGCATTTACATTTGATACTAATATTGGTCTTTCAGTTCTAACAGATGCGGAACGTATGTATAATTCTTTACATGATAGAGATAAAGTTGTGTCAACTGGATTACAAACATTAGATGATTTGATTGAAGGTGGATTTCATGAAAAGAGTTTGAGTTTGGTTTTGGCGGAATGTGTTACAGAAGATGGTATGGTTAGGATAAGAACCTACCCCAATTCAAAATCGAAAATCCAAATAGTTTATAATTTAGATGATGTGAAAGACAACAGAGTATGTGTTAATAGTCAGAAAACTTGGTCATATTGTGAATGTAAAATATCAGACATTCTAAAATACTCGGAAGGATATGATGTAGAAATTGATTCTCCGGATGGGTATGTTCCGGTAACACATTATATTCATAAGGGAGAAAAACAGATTTGGAAAGTTGAATCTGAGAATGGGTTTGAATTTGAATGTAGTGGTAAACATGTTGTTGATACAAACAATGGTTTGAAATTTGTTGAGCAGTTAACAACTTCGGATAAATTACTAACGGTCGATGGTTATTCTAATTGTAAAACCACTCAAATGGAATATTCAAAACCAGTTATAGATATTAGAGTTGAACATGCGAATCATAGATTTTATTACAATAATGTTTCAGTAAAAAATTCAAATTTAGGTAAGTCGCTTATTAAATGTTCACTTGCTACCAATTCTCTTCTTCAAAATAAGAACGTTTTATATCTTTCTCTGGAAATGTCTGAAGAGAAAATATCTGAGCGTGTATTAGCAAATCTTTTTGATATCAATCTTTCTGATTTGAAGATGTTGGATAAGAATAAGTTTATGGTTAAGTTGCAGGAGCACCAACAAAAACTTGAATCTAATTTCTATGTTGTTGCGTATCCTCCAAAATCTATCAACGCAAATAGAATTCGTTCCATTCTAAAAGAACTTCAGTTAAAAAAGAAATTTGTTCCAGACATCATTTTCGTTGATTACCTTGGATTGATGTCCCCAAATGCTACTAACAAAAATTCAAATACTTATTCAGAACAAAAGACTATTTCGGAGGAGTTGAGAGCAATCGCTGTTGAGTTTGGAATGCCAATAGTTTCAGCCGTTCAGACTAATAGAAATGGTTTTGGTAATGCGGAACTTGACCTTACTGATATTGCGGATTCTGTGGGAACTGTAGCAACTGCTGATATTATTTTTGGTGTTACTCAGACTCAAGAGATGCGAGATTCAGGAAGATATTCTTTTCTTCTTCTTAAAAATAGATATGGTGAAAATAAGAAGAAGAGGTATATTGGTGTAGATTATCCTAAGATGAGAATCTACGATGTTAAAGATGATTCTAATGAAGACCGAACTATTCCAAAGGCTCCTCCAGAAGAATTGGTTTCGAATCTGATGCGGAAAGATAGACAGAATGGCAAAGGAAAGATAATAAATTTTGAATAGGGGTAAATAATGGAATTAGAGCAAGAATATTCAGAACATCTTCAAAATCCTGAGAACACTCTTCAGTTTTTAGAAAAGATAGCAGTTAAGAAGGATTTTTGGGTTCAGAGAGATGCGGAATCAGAACAAGTTAAAAAGATAGCTAAGGAACAATTATATGGTGAAATTAAGAAACACAATATTGACATGGACGTGGTATCTAATGGAAAAAAGGTTGGTAATGACAACTTTCATAGATTCAATTTACTTGTTCGGCGTCTTAATAGGATAGAATCTATTTCTCTGTCAGATATTGCTTTTTATATGGAAGAAGATTTGTTTGATTTCAAAGTTGTTCTTTCGTGTCTGAATGAAGAGAATATTTATTTGTTGAGAGAAGAACTTGTTAAACGTTTCAATTACAAGAAGAAGAAAACCAAGCTAAAAGAATTCATGGAAGAAGAGGATGACGAATAATAGACTTTTGTCGTTGCTGTTAAATATACAATATTTTATGATTGGTAAAGAAGAAAATCTTTTCAGGAATCGCTTTTTTAGAATGATTCCTGAAAAGAGACTCGGCCAACTAAATATGATTCAATCGTTTCTTAACAACAATTATTTCACACCAAGACAATTGATGTTGTATATCCTTTACAATTCAATTGCTGATAAAAAGTTCCAAACCAAAATCAACTCTTGGGACTTTAAGCACATTGATGAAATTTCAAAGCTGTTCACCAGAAAACGCCTTGATTTGGACACCGAGTTGATAAATGGTTTAATTGAAAAATCCGTGGTAAAAAATCTTTTAGACACGGTTATACTAAATAGTAGTGGAGAGATGATTGCGCTTGAACTAATAAAAGCAAAATACATTTCCCCTATCTTTGTTATTCGGTTCAAGGAAATGATTGCCAAAAAATCCGAACCTTCTGAAGAAACTGAAAGAATGTTAAGAATAATAAACGCAATCGAGCAAGTGTTAAAAACCGATTTAATATAAAACAAGAAAGAAACAGGAGAAAATAAAAATGGCAGAGAGAAGAAAGTTTAATTGGAGTGCTGTTGCTGAACAAATGCAGACTCAGGCCAACCCACAGAAGAAGAATTCTGGAGACGAAGACACTCGTTTCTATAAGCCAAAGATTAAGGACGATGGAACATTCGAAGCAATCATTCGTTTCCTACCATCACCTGACACCGACCTACCATATGCGGTTCTTTACAATCATGGATTCCAGGGTCCAGAAGGTAAATGGTTTATTGAGAATTGTCAGAAGACTCATGGTGAAGACTGCCCTGTTTGTAAGCACGCTTCAAAGGTTTGGAGTTCTGGAGATGAGGAAAATGCTCGTCGTCGGTTTAAGAAGATGAGTGTGTTCTCAAACATTCTCATTGTTAAAGACCCCCAGGTTCCAGAAAATGAAGGTAAGGTATTCCTTTATCGTTATGGTAAGAAGATGTTTGAGCAGATTAAGGCAAAGATGATTCCTGCTCAGGGAAGTATCGATGAGCCAGTAATGGTTTTTGATTACGACGAAGGTGCTAACTATAAGCTGAAGATTAAGACAAAGATTATCAATGATTTCCGGGGAGCTAAGAAGCCCGTTCCTAATTACGACTCCAGTGAATTCATGTCTGTTTCGAAGCTTCCTGACCACGTTGTTGAAGCAGTTGAAGCAAATCTATATCCCCTAAAGCCAATCATTTCTCGTGATAAGTTCCTTTCAAACGATGAACTTGTTGCTAAGTTGAATTTGGTTGAAGGAATTTCTGCTCCTGTAGCACGGACCAATACTCCAGCAGTTGACCCACTGTTTCAGTTTGAAGATGAAGCCCCAGCACCTGCTCCGGTTGTTTCAAAGCCTTCCGCTAAGAAACCAGCTCCGGTTGTCGCTACAACTGATGACGAAGATGGTGACGATTTCTTCGCAGGTCTAAAGAAGAAGTAAGTTCTTTTTAGATAGGTTCTCTAAGGCTTTCAGATTCACTCTGAGAGCCTTTTTTGTAGAGGGACTTCCTTCTGCTTGGGGTTACATGTTTGTAAGAAACTTCTACGAGTCTGCCGAAACAGCCAAAAATATCGATTTCAAATTCATTGTTAAACAGATAATAAATCCAAACCAATATTCTGATAAAAATGAAATACCTCTAATATTCGCTTACAATTTCAAAAATAATACAGCAAATAAAGATAACGCAATTTCACTAAGTTACTTAATATTAGACTTTGAAAAATCAATTTCAATTCGAGATTTTATAGACAAATACAAAGAATTTCAATTTTATCTTTACACATCATTCTCACACAAAATAAAAGACTCAAGTGATAGATATAGAATCATTATTCCGCTTGACAGAGAATACACAATAGAAGAATATATTGACTATTCAACCAAACTTAAGCTTGAAAAAGGTCATTGTGTTCTTAGCAAATATTTCGAAGGTGTTGATAAATCATGCTTCGGAATTGGATTTGGTCAGAAAGCTCCAGGAGATAATGGATTCTATTTTTACCACATTAACGAGGGGAAAACATTCTCATTCTCAGACATCCCAAAAAGACTGGTAGATAGATTCAAGAGTTCAATAGCAATAGATAAAAGCGTAACATCATTAAAAAACAAACGACAATACACAACAACAAGCACAATGAATGATTCTGAGAAGGTTAAATACTATAAAGAAAAGCTAACCAACACTGTAAAAAGACTCCATCAAGAAAACAATTTTAATTGGAGTAAAACAGGAACTGGTCAAGGAACAGACCAATGGCTATACAAAGCCGCACATAGTTTGGTTAAGTGCAGAGCAGATAGAGACGAAATAATAAACATCCTTTTGTTGATGACTCGCGGAAAAAGAAAACGAGAAATACAACATAAAGTAGATGATGCTATAAAGAAAGTGAATCTATGAACTTGATACTTGGTGATTGTATGGTTGAATTGTTGAAACTTGAATCAGATAGTGTTGATTTGATACTTACAGATATTCCATATGGAGAAGTTAATCAAAAAAGTTCGGGTTTGCGACTACTTGATAGAACTAATGCAGACAAATGCGATTTTGATGTGGATAAACTAATAGATGAATTGTTTAGAATATGTCGAGGTAGTTTCTATATATTTTGTGGATTTGAACAAGTTAGCGGAATTGTTACAAAATTCAAATCTTTAAATTTGTCCACAAGAGTTGGGGTTTGGAACAAAACAAATCCAAGTCCTATGAATGGTCAATATTTGTGGTTGTCTGGTTTGGAGTTGTGTGTGTATGGTAAGAAACCATCGGCAACATTCAACAGTCATTGTAAAAAAGCTATTTGGGAGTATCCTTCTGGACATAGTAAGTTTCACCCGACCGAAAAACCATTAGATTTGTTTACAACATTAATTGAAGCAAGTTCAAATAAAAATGATATAGTTTTAGATTGTTGTATGGGTTCTGGCACAACTGGAGTAGCGTGTGTAAAAACGGATCGGAAGTTTATAGGAATAGAGAGAGAAGATGAATATTACAATATCGCAGAATCCAGAATACAAAAGGCCGAAAAAGAACAATCAAAAACGCAGAATTTAAGAAAATTCGTAAAGGTTCAAAATGGATGATTTAACTCTTATAACTTGCTCATACAACACTCCACTTGTAACAGAAACATTATTCAAATCGTGGCTTTATAAACATCCAGTTCAAACAACAAATGTGATTGTAATGGAAAATTCAACAAACAACCAAACGGCTGAAATGTTGAATTATTACCAGATTCCGTTTATTAGAAATCCAGGAATGCCTCACAGTCCAGCAGTTAATCAAGCTCTAAAAATATGTAAAACAAAATATGCTCTATTACTTGATACTGACATCACATTCAATAAAAATATATTTCCTATAGTAAACAAATTTATTTCCCAAGGTTATACTATCTTAGGGGAGAAGTGTGCCGACCGCGGACCTTACCAACTTTTCCCAAGAATTCATCCGTGGTTTTGTCTGATAAACATTGAAGACATAAACAAAGCCGGAATTAGTTTCCATGACCAAGTAAGAATAGACGCAACAAATTCAAATCAATTTTATGGAAATGTTCCAGTAGCAACTGATAGAGATAATAGAAAATATGATGTTGGTGCTACTTTTTACGAAGACATTCTGAATGCTGGATTGAAAATAGGAAATGGGAAATTTGACACAGAATGGTTCACACATCATGAAGGATTGAGTTGGTATAAACAAGTTGGAGATGATTTGTTGAACAAGGCACATGAATTTAGAATGAAGAGATATGATAGTATGAGAACACTTTATTCAGGAATTCAATTACAAGGAAGATTTAAATGATTAAGATTATCACAGCACATTCAACATATGGTGGGTCTACAACAGCATTTATCAATCTAACAAATCTGTTTAATAATAACGGAATTGAATGTAAGATGTATGGTCCGCATGACTGGCATCTTAACAAGTGTAATTCAGGAATGTTGAATGATTATCGTCCAGAATCTGATGATGTTGTTATTGTTCACTACATGAATCTGGCTGAAAGAATTCAAAGCAAATTAGTTGTTTTGTCTGTCCATGAACAAAATGTGTTTCCTCTAAAGAATGTTAATTTAGCAGCATATGATAAGATTCATTATGTCACACAACACCAATTAGATTACCATGCTGTTGAAAAAGAACATTTCATAATTCCTAATGTTATGGATAGTTTGGTTAGAAATCCAAAACCAACAGAAAAGGTAGCGGGAATTATAGGAACAATCGACCCAAATAAAAATGTTCATATTTCAATAGCAAATGCTTTGAAAGCCGGATTTAAGAAGATAAAGATTTTTGGAAATGTTGGCAATCAAGCATATTTTATTCAGAAGGTAGAACCATATTTGAAAGCATATAGAAATATTGTTTCTCTTGAAGGATTCTGTGAGAACAAACAAGCGATGTATGATTCTATTACCGACGTGTTCTTTTCATCAGAAATGGAATGTTTACCATATGTTATTGGTGAATGTAGAATGACAGGAACGACACTTCATACTATAAAGGGTAAGAATTATGTCAATGGAAAATATGAATTAGACAATCAGAAATTGTTAGCAATATGGAAGGAACATTTAGAAATTCTATGATAACAAAAATTGATATTGATAATGATGCCGTTGTTGGACGATTGGGAAATAAGCTTTTTCAAATCGCAACTGGATATTCTATAGCAAAAGAAATGAACGACGAATTTGCTATCCCTGCTTGGAAATATGCTCATGTTTTTCCTAATGTTAAAATGAAGCAAATTGTTGGGTTTAATAAAATATGGACAGAACCATCATTCACTTATTCAAAGCCACTAATTGAACATTTTTCAGGAACAGTCCAGTTGAATGGATATTTTCAGTCTGATAAGTATTTTTCATCAAGAGAAGACATTGTTAAATTGTTTGAATTTAGCACATATGTAAAGTCTATGGCTTGTATGTATGAGCAGACGAACAATCTACATATTTCTGATTATACAGCTATCCATGTCAGGAGAGGGGATTATACAAATCTAACTCACTACTATGCTGACTTAGCGTCTACAGAATATTACAGAAATGCTATTGAACTATTAGGAGAGAAGAAGTTTGTTGTTTTCTCAGATGATATTGGGTTTTGTTCACAATACTTTTCGCAATTCCAAGGATATGATTTCCACTACGTTGCTGGTAATAACGACCATGTTGATTTGTGTTTGATGTCTAATTGTAAGAATAACATAATCGCAAACAGTTCATTTTCTTGGTGGGGGGCGTATCTAAATCAAAAAAATGGAAAAGTAGTAATGCCTAAAGATTGGTTTGTTTGTGGATTGGATAGTAAAGATTTGTATGTGGAAGGGTGGAATAAGGTATGAAAACTGTAGAAGAACAAATTCAAGAACTTATTGAGAATATTGGAAAAGAGCATAGTGTTCTCAGATATGTTTATAATAATGGTAGTAAATTTGTTCCGGGTGTAAGTCCTGTTTATTATTCGGGTCCGTATTGGGATAACCAAGAAATAACCAGTGCTATTAAAACGTTGTTGACTGGTTCTTGGATTGCCGCTGGGGATGATGTTAGAAAGTTTGAGATTGAATTTGGTAGAAAGTTTAATTCTAAACATTGTTTGATGGTTAATTCTGGAAGCTCCGCAAATCTTGTTATGATAACTTCGGTCAAAAAACATCTTAATTGGAATGACGGAGATGAGATTATAACTTCTGTAGTTGGGTTTCCTACAACTGTAGCGCCTATTACTCAGAATAACTTAATCCCGGTTTTTGTTGACATTGAGATGGACAGTCTTAATTTTGATTTGGATTTAATTGAATCAAAAATAACAGATAAAACAAAAGCTATTTTTCTTTCACCGGTTCTTGGAAATCCTCCTGATATGGAAAAACTTGTAGATATTTGTTCTCGTAACAACATAATTCTTCTTTTGGATGATTGTGATTCATTGGGAACAAAATGGAATGATATTGACATAAGTGAATATGCGTTTGCGTCTACTACAAGTTTTTACGCATCTCATATTATTTCAACAGGTCATGGAGGAATGATATTTTCAAATAATAAAGAATTGATGGAACTTTGTAGAAGTTTCTCTTCTTGGGGTCGGGCTTGTACATCATGTATTGCTGCTGGCAACCTTCTTCCAAATGGTGCGTGTGGTCATCGTTTTGACACATGGTTATCTCCAGGATATGATGGTGTTATTGACCACAAATATATTTTTGAAAATGTTGGGTATAATTTACAACCATTAGATATGCAGGGTTCTATTGGTTTGGTTCAATTGAAAAAGTTTGACGAAATTCATACAAAGAGAATTTCAAATAAAGAACGAATTGCCAAATGTATTCTTGAAAATTTAGATGTTCATGTTCCTACAAATCTTCCAGAAGCCGAGACATCTTGGTTTGGTGTTCCGTTCGTCTGTAAGTCAAGAGAACAAAAAGAAAAACTTGTTGTTTATTTTGAAGAAAGAAAAGTCCAGACAAGACATTACTTTGCTGGAAATCTTCTTCTACATCCTGGATATAGACACCTTGGTAATTGGGAAGAATATCAGGAAGCTAATAAAGTTCTGTCGCACGTTTTCTTTATTGGTTGCACTCCTCAATACACCGAAGATATTCTACAATATATCGAAAAAGTAATAAGGGAATACAAATGAAAAGATATCTAATTCTTGGAGATGGTCTACTTGGTTCAGAAATAAGAAAACAAACAGGTTGGGATTATATTTCCCGCAAATCTTCAGGATTAGATTTCGATGACAATTTTGAGAAATATTGTAGAAAAATAGATGAGTATGATGTTGTTGTTAATTGTATAGCATTTACTAATACATATTCAGATGATAAAGAAACACACTGGGATGTTAATTACCGCAGGACATGTGATTTGGTTGACTATTGTTGTTCTACAAAAAAGAAACTAATTCATATTTCAACAGATTATGTTTACTCTGGTTCAGTTGAAAATGCGTCGGAAGAAGATGTTCCAGTTCATTGTGGGAATTGGTATGGGTATACTAAACTAATTTCCGATGCGTATGTTCAACTAAGAAGCTGGAGATATCTTTTAATTAGAACATCATTTAAACCAACCCCATTTCCATATCCAAAAGCTATAACCACCCAGGTAGGTAATTTTGATTATGTTGATGTTATTTGTGAAAAGATAATACACCTCATAAACAAGAATAAAGATGGGGTGTATAATGTTGGAACGGAAACAAAAACAATAGCAGATTTGGCCAGACAAACTAAAGAAGTTGAAGAAGTAAATACAATTATCCACGAAACGATGCCACGAAATATAACGATGGACTGTAGGAAAATGAGGGATGTATGATTGTTGGAAGAGGTATGATTGGTAGTTATTTTAATTCAAAATATTCTAATAACAATCATATTATATTTGCTTCGGGGGTTTCAAATTCAATGTGTGTTGATGTTAATGAATACAAAAGAGAATTTGAACTTATAAAAACAACCATACAAAACAACCCTGATAAAAAAATAATATATTTTTCGAGTGTGTTTGTTGGTTATGTTGACAATATGTATTACAAACACAAACAGGATATGGAAAATTATATTTTAACGAGAGACGATTCGTTAATTTTTAGAATACCTCAACTAATAGGCCATGGTGGTAATTCCAAAAATCTGTTCAATTACTTAAAACAATCAATACAAATGGGTTCGGAAATAAGAACTAATTCTAAAATAATGAGAGCATTTTTAGATATATCTGACCTATTTAATATTGTGAATTTGTGCTCATACGAATCCGGAATTTTAACAATATCATATATAG